GTCATTATACCTATCCCGTGTCCATGTGCAAGTCTGTATACACAAATAAATGAAAATAACTTAACTTTTTTTTATGTTGATATTGGCATAGACTGGTGGCCTGAGATTAATCTAGCCCTAGAAACCAACTCAGTGGACGCTTACGAAGATTCTGGGGTTTAACTCTTGTAAGGAGAATTTAAGATGGCGAATACAACTTTCAATGGTGCAGTCCGCTCCGAAAACGGATTCAAAGTTATTTCAAAGAACAGCTCGACTGGCGCAGCTACCGACATAGTCGATATTGCTTCTACTGGCATCGTAACCGCAAAGTATCTCAAGCACGTTGGATACGCGACTGGCGTTACTGTAAACACTACAGCAGGGGATAGCCCAGCTATTGGTGAATTTACGCAGCCTGCAAACACCATCATTACTGATATTAAGATCTTCTGTGATGTTTCTCCCGTTATTGGAACGGGCGACATTGGCTATGAAGTTGGTACGTCTAGTTCTGGCGCACAAATTGTAGCGGCGGTGGCTGATGAGATTCTTGATGGCGGTACAACTGTTGTTGCACACAATGTGACTTTGACTACCTTGGTTGTTCAAACTCAAAGCGGCACTACGGCTCCTGCTTCTGTCCAGTATACGGATACTGCAAGAACTATCTTCTGTAACATTACCAACACAGTTAATGCAACCACCGCTGGTTCGTTCACATTCATCATTGAGTATGTGCAGATCGCTTAATTAGGAGATTCTTATGGCTGACGCAGTCACTTCACAAACCATTCAAGATGGTCAGCGAATAGCTATTCTGAAATTTACCAATGCCAGCGATGGCAGCGGTGAATCCGCAGTCAAAAAGGTGGATGTTTCAGCCTTGAGTCCCAATTCTGCCGGGTTGTCATGCAGCCGCGTGACGATCAACCGAATCTGGTGGCAGTGTACTGGAATGTCTGTGAAGATTGATTTTGACGCAAGCACCAACGTGCTGGCTATCGGGCTGAGCGAGGACAGTAACGGGTATCACGACTACAGTGATTTCAGCGGCATCCCAAACAATGCTGGCTCTGGGGTCACAGGCGATCTTGACTTCACAACTGTGGGTCACACGAATGGCGATACCTACATGATTGTTCTGGAAATGATCAAGTCTTACGCGTAATGGCTACCACTAAAGACGTTACAAGAACCGATTCGGGGCGACTGACCTATAGGGGCCAGTCGTTTCCCGGTTACAACAAGCAGGTTCGCACTTCTGGCGAAAACAAAAAGTTTAAAGTTTTAGCCAAGAAAGGCGATCAGGTAAAGGTTGTGCGTTACGGTGATCCCAAAATGAGCATAAAGAAAGATCAGCCCAAGAATCGGGCAAGTTTTCGCGCTCGCCACAACTGCGATGCGGTTCAAAAGAAAAAAGACGTTTTCACAGCGGCCTATTGGTCTTGCAAAAATTGGTGATTTGATATGACTGTAATGTTCATGACTGACGCTGGTCGTAAGACTGGTGATTCCAAAATTGACAGGTTGGCGATGGAGTACGAAGACAAGTACGGACAGCCTTTAACCGAAGCTCAGATAGAAAGATTAGACCAGCTTGCTGGTTCTTCAGAATACGGTGATTATGCGATTGATATGTCAGGTTTTGCATCTGACGCGCCTTTTGGGAGTCCTCAAAGGGAATCTGAGCTTAATGCGTACACGAAAAATTTGCAGGACGAGAGAAATGCAAAGCGAGCAAATTTTACACTAGAAAATTTAGGCATTTCACCTGATCAGAATGGCTCATTTACACAGCCCACAGCCCCACAAGATTCGATGCAGGGCGGCTTAGGTGGCTTGGGGTCGATCTTTGACATCATGAAAAAACAAATGCCTCCGCCACCAACCCAAAACCGTGGGCCTATTCTTAGTCAAGGGCCGGGCAAGGGGCGAAGACAAATGCCTACAGGCCCAATATCTGACAATAGAATGCCATCCCCTACAGGGCCGTTTGAAGGTGGCCCTGCTCCTCTTCCCCCTACACTCCCTACAAGGCCGGGCAACGGGCCGTTTGAAGGTGGCCCCGCTCCTCTTCCTTCTCCACTCCCTACAGGGCCGGGCAAGGGGCGAAGACAAATGCCTACAGGCCCGTTTGAAGGTGGCCCAATGCCCTCTCGACCCCAGATGCCAGATCCAGATATGCTGCAAAAGCTACAAGAGGCGTTAAGGCAAAAACAGAACCGTGAAATGCCACAAAGAACACCTCCGCCCATGCGTGGTGATATGCGTAAAAAAGGTCTTTTGGGCGGATTGATTGAAAAACTTGAAATGCAAGCCGCTCAAAAAGCTGAGCAGCCGCAAATGCCTACAAGACCACGAACTCGTGGAGGAATGTTTGGTAAGATTGCAAGCTCACCAACCCGTGGCGGCAGTGGCGGAATACTGCCTAGAGCTGGTGGGGAACCTGACCTAGAGCAGCTTCGCAAACAAATTAGGCGCGGCATCAACGTGCGAGGAATTGGAATCTAATGGCTGTGTCGAATGACCTACAAAACGCCTTAGACGCATACGGAAGCTCAAGTTCTGCGTACAGCGACCTAGATGACTACTTGATGCAGCGCCCGGTCTATGACCGTGGCACAAGGGCCGCGCCAAGATCCCCTACAATGTCTACGCTTCAGTCTATACAGCCAAGCACAGAAGACATGATGGCGAGCCAGTATGAAAATATGATGGCGGCAAACCAAGCTACCGACGAAGCAAGCAGCTTGGCTAGGCAGGTAGAAATAGATGAGCTGAGGGCGCTTCTTCAAGAAGAGCTGTCCTCATCCGAAGACGCCGCTTTATCTCAACGCTCTGACATCACAAAGTCTTTAGAGGGGCGCATTGACGAGCTTCGGTCTGGTATTGATTCAGAGACTGACGTACTGCGCCAGTCTGGTTTAGATGAAAGGGCCAATTTGTTGAAGCAGCTTATTGCTGGCGACGAAAGAATCAGCAGCGCACAAACTGAGGCTCTTGGCAGTCTTGAAGACCGTCAGGGGTCTTTGATTGGTGACTTAAAGGGCAGAATCGGATCTCTCAGCACAGACCTCACAAGCATCAATGACACAATTGACTCCCAATATTCAATGCTTGATGAGAACCAAAGAGCTGCTGCCGACTCTACTCAAGCAGAAATAAACGCTTTAAATGATCAGCTCGTGGATGTTTATCAATCAGCCGATGCTGGCAAGGCGGAAACTTCTGCATTGGTCGAGCGGCTTGAAAGCACAATTGGCGGGGTAAGAGACAACATAGGAAGCCTGCCTATTGACCAAATCCAGTCTGAGATTGCGTCCATTAATGATCAAACCGCTGAGTTTCAACAGTTCATGGGAACCTCTACCTCAGAGCAGGCTGCGTTAGCCGATCAAATTAGAGCACTGCAAGAGGCTGGTTTGACCCAAGCTGACTTGGATCAGGCGCTTGCTGGTCAGGGTCAAACAATAGCTGACTTGCAAGCATCTCAGCTAACCGCAGACACTGTGGCTCAACAAAGACAAGCGGCACTTGACCCAATTCAAGCGCAGATTGACGCCTTGAAGAGCAGTATGCCTACCCAACAAAACATTGACGTTGATGCTTTGCGGAAACAAATAACAGATGAGGTTTTGGCTGGGATGCCTAAACCTGCTGCAACGCCTGCACCTGCTGCAACGTCTGCACCTATCTATGGTCGCCCCGGCCTAGGTGGTGGCGGTGGTGAGATGGGCGCAGGAGATACTAACTTCACCTTTGCAGCAGAGCCGGTAGCTAAAAACGAAACACCTACGGGTGTAAGTTTTAACGATATTTATAACTAGGTCAAGGTTCGTGGCCCCGGAGGTATGTAATGGCAACACCTAAGAATGTGGCAAACCCGAAACTCTATGCCAAGGCAAAGGCTAAGGCTAAGGCCAAATTTGATGTATATCCTAGCGCATACGCTAACGGCTACATGGTTCAAGAATACAAGCGCATGGGCGGAAAATATAAAGGCGCTACTGGCGGCGAGGTGAGCTTAGATCCAAAGAAAAGCGATCTCGATAATGACGGCAAGCTAAGCCGTTACGAGCGTAAGCGCGGCACCGCTATCGCCAAGAGTATGGCAAAGAAAATGAATATGGGCGGAACCGTTATGGTTCAAGGGCGTGGCTGCGGAGCCATGATGGAAAGCAAGCGCAAGAAGACGCGAGTTCCAAGTGCGTAAGAAGAAGCGAGGACTAGACGATTGGTTCGGCTCAGAAAAATGGGTCGATATTTCAGCGCCCAAAAAAGGTGGTGGGTTCAAAGCCTGTGGGCGTGACAGCGCAAAAGACTCTAGTCGCGGATACCCGAAATGCGTACCATCGGCTAAAGCTTCTAGCATGAGCAAAGAGCAAATTGCTTCAGCAGTAAAAAGAAAGAGATCTAAAAAACAAGGCGTTGGCGGGAAGCCGACAAACGTCAAAACATTTGCAAGAGACGGCGGTGAAATTATGAAGAGCAAGATGAGCACGAAAGGCGGAGCAATGGGCGGCAAAAGAGGCATGATGATGCCTACTCGCATGAAGAAAGGCGGCTCAGCCAAGGGTGGCATGATGAAGACCAAGGGCTACGCAAAAGGCGGTGCTGCAAAAAGCACAGCGCCATCATCAAAGAATAGCGGTTTATATGGTCGCAGGTAGTGCCTTACCTTCAGAGTAATATCCCGCACTTCAAGTGCTGGGTTAGGAAGGAATACACGCACAACCATGAGCAATACCACGGCGAGTTCATTCACGCTATGGCGATTGCTGTCACTACAATGCCTGCGCGTTGTTTGTCGTTTCAGCTAATTTTTACGGGCGCTGAAACCTACGACGATGATGACACCCCAAACGTTCATGGCGGTGCAATGTGGGCGCGAATGCCCATTACTGCTCTGGTTGGCGATACACCGTTTGAGGAGTGGCCTGAGCCAATGCCTGTTTGGGCGGCTCAACCTTGGGACTGTAGCTCGCACACCCACGCGGTGTATGTCTTAGATCGAGCAACACCAACGCCTTGGCTTGCTATGATCGACGGCGAAATGTACCCAGCAAAGTATATGTTTACTGTAGATTACTCCGAGAACGAGATTGCAGATGACCCAGCACAGCACAAACAAAGCCATGTTTTGGAGCTTCTTGACGCTGGGAAGTGGACTGGAAATATTGTGGCATTGCCAAACAATCGGGTAAGAGTTACGCACCCTGCATGGTTTGAAACGGGCGAAGGTGCGCCAGACTTTAGGCCATCACAGCATATCCACTACTCGAAAAGTGATTTAGACTATACCCTTGACGTTAATCAGGTTTTCAACAACCTATACGCAGGTGACAAAGATGGCGGTAAGCGGAAGTAAAGATTTTGAATTAGACGTAGCAGACTACGTCGAAGAAGCCTTTGAGCGTTGTGGTTTAGAGCTTCGCACTGGCTATGATTTAAAGTCTGCAAATCGCTCGCTGAATTTGATGTTGGCTGAGTGGGCTAATCGTGGCTTAAACCAGTGGACGATTAATCAAAAAGTTTTGCCGATGGTGCAAAACACAACCTCGTACACGATTGATGCAACTACACCGACTGCAACCATTGACGTGCTTGATGTTTTCATCAGAGAGACAATTGGCGGCGTTTCTACTGACGTGCCTTTGAGCCGAATGTCCCGCAGCGAGTACGCGAACCTTTCTACGAAGACAACGACTGGCAAACCAAATCAATACTTAATCGACAAGCAGATTAGCCCAACAATCACCGTTTGGCCTGCACCAGATCAAAGCTCCAAGTACGAGCTGTATCTAAACGTCTTGAGTCGCATGGATGACGCAGACGCTGGGGCAAACACCCTGCAAATACCTTTTCGGTTTTACCCGTGCTTGGCTGCTGGCCTTGCTTATTATCTGGCACTCAAGCGT